AACGAAATGCAGCAGCAAAGATATTGGCTTTCTTTGATATTTCTCACAGGGAGTTCGGAGAACGGATGAGAATAGATGAACTTAATAGAGTTTTGTTTGAAATCCCGGAGGTAAGATTTTCTAGTTTAGATAATATTTCTCAGGACGTAAAGTTAGAAATGAATGAGATTCTACAACTCAATAACATAGAATTTGCTATAGAGTACGTGTAAAATGGCAAAGAAATCAGGAATAGGAAGTATAGGCAAACGAAAGAGTCGTAAGTACTATAAGCATAATTACATAGAGGTAATTAATTCTTTGGTGCCTGACCTTTATGATGATACGGATTATTCTATTTACGGAGGAGAAGAAGATATTCTTTACACCGTACTAGGTAAGATTCTTAAAACAGTAGAGGATATTCAAAGTATTACCAATGTGAGTTCTACTAACGTCTCATCTATAAGGCAACTATTCATCTCAAGGAATAACTTAACTAATATAAGACCTTGGGTATTCGAGCAGAAAATCTTAAAACCTCTGCAGACTTCTTTTGATGCTTTCCCTAATAGGACTGCATTTAAAAGTTATGTGTCTAGTACACTATTACACCAAATACCTCTCAATAAGCCTACCACGGCATTTCAAGAGGGTGTTGAGACGTATGTAGATTCTACTGTATCAACTTTACCTTTAACGCATAATTATTTATTTCAGAATCTATCGTGGCTTTACGTGTTAAATTCTAAAGGTCCTGGAAGTGGATGGGACCCTTCTGCTGGAGTAGTATCTGCAATGATGGATATTTACGATAATAAGACTTATACTGAAAAAGACGGCGTGAGTTTATTGTTTGAATATCTATGGAGAAACAGAGAAGTAACCACCGCCTCCGCAGCTTATATTCCCAACCTTCTAGGTCGAGCAGACTCAGAAGTATCTGGACTTATACATGCTTCGGGAACTCAGCAGCTGGAAAGTTTAAAAACTTTAGTTAAAATATGGTATGATGAGGCTGATGAAACCTCAACCACTTTAGATACTTATTTAGACTTATATTTAACCAATGGAAGTTTTAGCCCTAGACAAGTTGCGGGAGGAGCCTTTTCAAAATTTTTACAAGCGGTTAGCTATGGCTTCTATGATGTAAATATGGTAATAGAGGAGTTAGGAGACCTAATAGATATTGAAAGGTGCCCTCCTCAATTTTTACAATATTTAGCATCTTTAATCGGGTGGCAGTTAATGACTGGAGATGCTGATAGATGGAGAGCTCAATTAAGAAAGGCAGTTCATTTATACAAAAGTAAGGGAACTAGACGCTCTCTAGAAGATGCTATTGATTTAGTATTCCCAGGTAAGAAGATTGACGTGGTAGAGAATCTGACGGAGACTTGGGAAGGATATCTCCCAAGAATGATTTATTACTTAATCGCTACGGAGTCCGCTGTATTAAATGACTCAGATTATAATGCCAATACTTTAGCAGGCATACCTAATGACCATTATTCTTCTGACAACCACGATTTAAATTACAGATTCGCTACGGATTATGTTCTAAAAGCTATACATGATAATACACCCCCATCTCCGGTTACCCCGGAGGGAGGAGCAATTTATCATAGCGGTAAAAAATTCTCCTTAAATACCTGGGAAGAAGGAAATCCTGAGTTTAGAGGATTTTACCATCGAGGCAAGGCTGGGGTAAAAGTACCTCCTTGGGAGAATGACAGGTTTTACGATAATACGTATTTAACTTCTGCGCAGTTACCAATTATAGAACAAGTTCTAAAAGGAAAGCGCAATGCTATATCAGGATTTGCAGCTGATGGGGGAGGGTTAGAGATACCCGAATCTTATGTTGATTCCCTATTAGAAATACTTAAGAAGACCGATTATCAAGATGATAGCCTTTATAATTTAAGCTGGAACGATAAATGGAAATTCCATACTAGCTCTATGGAAGTACCTCCTAATTTAGCGTCAGTTATCGCTTCTGGGCAAGGTTCTAAATTAAATCTATTAGATTACTGGAGTTCAAAAAGCTCTTTAGTATTTTCTAATCTTGAGCTAAGCGCATTAGCGCATAATACAGGTGGAGCTAGCGGAGTTGCCATGGATGTCCCTACTATTATGTATAATGTTAATAGTATATTTCAGCAGTTCGCACCTTTCCACGTAGTAGTTAAACTATTTGCAACGGAGTCTTTAGAGGATACGTACAACCAATTATCAGATATATTTGTAGAGGATGGGCTATGTATTAGAATATTTAAGAATGAATTAAATCTATCTGCACAAGGGGATAGTGACCAATACATATTTAATAATTTAGTAACAACTGCAATGACCGTATCTTCAATAGCTGGAGCTCCGGTCCTAGTGACCCACGCTGCCTCACCTCGAGGTACAGGAAGAAGACGAAATTTAAAGTTCGACTCAACCCCTCATTTTTATAGTCGAAATGGAAAAGGAATGCCTATCCCTACTGCATTCCTCAACGCGAGTTCCACGGAACCTTCCGGTATTAGAAATTTAGACGTTAATACTAGAGAATTTATCCCACTAGGATTTAATTTTTCTTCTGGAGATTTTTACTCAACTTCCGGAGATTTCAGTGGCGTATACGACGCGTCCAATGATTTAGCCATGTCGGCAATGGAAACACTTTATCAAGGAAGCATTGAGCAGCCTGGGACAGAGTATTATCTTCCCAACGGTAGAGGAGCTAAGATACACTCAGAAGCAACTTTCAGCCA